CCGAACTGGCGCACCCTCGGCGCCGATAATCGCGTATCGCTGCGACCCGCCGCGCATGCGGATGCCCGTCGCGGTCGGAAACCAGTTTCGCAGCATCGCCGCACCGTAGATACGGCTGCCGTCCGGCGTACGCGCGTTCGGAACAGCAAGATTCTCGTTCACAATCCACCCACTGACCGGGGCCGGAAAGCTGGCGAGCTTGGCCACCTGCGGCTTGGTCTTCTGAGCGGGGGTGCGCATCAGCCAAGCGGTCCGGGATAGGCTGGCATAGCCCCAACGGGTATGCGCGTCAGACCAACAACCAGCGTCCGCGATCCCTTGTCGCGGGCAATCTCCTCCGAAAGCGCAATTTCATAGTTGCGGAGGTCTTCCGCGTATTCGTAACGCTTTTGCGCCCGCCAGCGCCAAATAAGCGCGAGCTTAATCAATCGCTCTGGCAGAACAAAAGAATCATCATCGGCTGTGAAGGTCGCTTTGAGCGCACCAGTGCTGGGACGGACAATCGTATTGCGCACGTAATAGAACTTTGCCGAGGTGTCGGAGCCTAGAGCTGGCAGCACCTGCATCTGCCCGCCGATGATGATCCAGTAGCCAGGAGCACCCGACACGCCACGAATCTGCATATCAAGCCAGAAATCCAAATCACGCGCTTTTACCAGTGGCATCGCGAATTGCGTGGTCATAACCGCGCCCTTTGCTGGCATCCGGTCATAGTCGGACGGCAGGTTGAACGCCGTGGTTGAGCCGTCACCTGCCATCGTGTTCAGGGAGGTGAGCGCCTGCCAGTCATGCGCCTTGGCAATCGCGGTCGCTGCCTCATTGGCGAGCGTACGCAATTCCTTGGCGAACGGCTCGGTGCTGGTGAACACGGACGAAAGATCGTCCTGGTTCAAGACAACCGAAACGTCCTGACAGACGCTCAGAATGGTCATGCAGCGGCTTTCTGTTTAAGCTCAGCGTTGACTTCATCCGCCCGCTTGACCAGCGTGGCGTGGCTTGGATTGCCCTTCGGACGCTCGCCCGTGGCCTCCTCGATCCAGTTTTTGATGTCGTCCGCTTCCATCTGCTCGAACGGGGAAGCGCATTCAGCAGTCGGCGCGACTTTTTCGCGTAACGCCTTGTTCTCAGCCTCAACGGCAGCGAGACGGCGCAACAGTTCGGCATTGCCGGCGCTGCCCTTGGCAACGTCGAGATAGGCCTGAGCCTGCGTCTTCAGATCGCGCCCGCCCATACCAAGCTGCTTGAGCGCATTGCCATCAAGAGCGGCAAGCGTTTCCGCAGTATAGATGCTGAGCGCCTTCAGCTCATGGCGCTTGGCTTGGGTCAGGAACGGCAGTTCCTCAATCGGTGTGCCTTCCATCGCCTGTGCGCTGCCAGCCTTGAATCTTTTGTACTGTTCGGGGAAGCGCATCGCATAGGTGATTTCCTGACGGATGCCGTCAATGTCACCGATCTGCCAGACCTCGTGCGCGGGGAAGACCGCAAGGGTTTGCTTGTTCGCGGCAGTGCGGATTTCAACGCACTCGATATCCTTGAAGATCGGGCGGCCCTCTTTCTGAGAAGCCTTCTTGTCTTCAATGGTGTGAATGAAAAAGCGCGGGACAACGAGGTCTTTATCGGACATGGTTCCTGTTCCGTCTGAGGGAGTGCTAAAGGAAAAGGGGCGACCCGAAGACCGCCCCTCAAAGTGTCTGGAGAGAGATTACGCCGCGAGCGCGTCGTCCATCCAAGGACGGCTGATTTCGAACTCGGCAAGACCCGCCGAAGGAGTGTCAACAGCAGAAGCGCCCTTGGCATTCTTCACGCGGTCGCCGGCAACAACGGCGTCGTCAACGCTGCCGGCGGTTGAAGTGGCATAAACGTTGGCATCGTCCGCAAAGCCCGTCAGAGCCTTGCCAACCGCCTTGCCGCTGATTTGATACCAGCCATATTCGCTAGCCACACAGGCCGACATGGCGACGGCAACCGGGCCGATCGCATTGGCGGCAAGCAACGTGGTCGAATAGTCGTCCGTGTTGTAGGTCACCCACGACCCAACGCCCGTGCTGGCCGCGCCCTTGAGATAGATGAACTCACCCACCCCATAGGTCGGATCAACCGCACGAACGATATCACCCAGTTTCCACGGAGAGGCGTAACCGGCCGCGAGGTGGTCGGCAATTGCCGGCGCACCAACCTGCGGCGTCATGAGAGTGTAAGCCATAAGATGGCTCCTTTCTGCGAATGGAAAAGAAAAGAGCCGAGCATGAGGCCCGGCTCCTATTGATGCGTTGGATTACGACGCGGTGTCGCTGTCGTAGAACTTCCAGTTGAACAGCGGGTTCACCATGGTCAACTCGCCCATCCAGCCGATGTACTGGACAATCGCGTCCTGATTGATCGGCTTCATACCCTCGCCCTCGAACAGCTTGGAGAAGTTGCGGTTCGGGTTGTAGCGAATGCGGAGCGACTGAGTGTCGATTCCGTAGGTGACGTTCGCCGGCATGTTGGAGCCAATGCCGCCGTCCTGAACGATCTCAGCCTGGCGACCGGCGCCGAAATACTTGAGCGACTGGAAGCCGAGCTTGCCGAGGCTGGTTTCGTCCGTGATGCGCTGGATCGCTACCGTGGCCGCGTCATACGCCGCATAGTGTTCCGGCGACATGAGAAGCAGATCGGCGCCTCGCTTGCCGCGCGACCGTTGTGTCATGATGCGGTTGAGCATCGGACGAATCGTGGTGGACGTAACCTGCGTACCGATATCCGGGAAATCGTTATCGGCATCGAAGGTGGACGTGCGCCAGATGGCATAGCTGGAACGCGAGATGCCGCCGTACGTGCCAGAGTTGGTCACGGTCGGAACTGCGACTTTCAGACCGCCGAGCTGCTTGCCACCATTGGCCGTACCATCCGAGTGGATAGCAGCATCCATGGTGTCGTTCAGCGAGCGTTCCGCCGCCTCGATATACGAGCGCATCACCGCGCGGAGCTGGTTTTCGCCCTGGTTGTTCAGAATCTCCTCGTAGGAGAGCGTAACCGGGACGGCGACCATCTTCGGGGTGAAGTACGCATCGTTGAACAGCTCAACGGGCGGCGCATCGAGGAAGTCATAACCGTTGTACCACTGCCCATCGGGTTTATCGATTTGCAGGGTTTCGCGAATGCGAGGGCCGGAATATTCCTGCCACAGATTCTTGCGGTTCATCACCGCGAGGAGCGCATTGCCGTTGGACACAAGGTCCTGATAGCCCTTGGAACGATCTTCCAGAGCCATCGACAAGACCTGCTGATAGGCCTCTGCCGAGTTGATAGACATTATTCTAGTCCTTTGAGATTAGGACACCCGCGCGAATGCTCGCTTCAGGGCGTCATCAATTGTGGTGGACGGCTCTGTCCGTGCCTGCGGAGGTGATCCGCGCGACGGAGCGCCGCTGATTGATTTCGTGCCTTTGGTGTGAGCATCGGCAGGAGCCGGGATGACCGGCGCAGGATTAGGCTCATTCTTTTGCGGTGCGGGGTTGAGCCGTTCCGCCAGGGAATAAGCTTCGGGCAAATCTTTGGCGCGACCCGACTTCATGAAGAAGGCGATATCATCGGCCAGTTCGTCAAAGCGGGGATGATCCGCTGCGAATTTCGTAACCTCATTCAGCGTGGCTTGCTGCTGTTGCTGCTGGATCGTCTGCGTCACGCCGCCGATCTGCTGCGTCAGTTGCTCCACCTGCTGCCGCAGTTCGCGAATGGTCGCGTCCTGCTTGCTCGAAACGTCTTCGGGCGTCTGGCCCATGATATGCGCCGCAATATCGCGCAGCGACAGACCCAGACGATTAGCCAGTGTTTCAAAGCCACCAATCGGGTCTTTGCGGAGCGCCTGCTCCATCTGGTAATATTCACGGAATACGTCCGCGCCCTTCTTGCCGAAGGACTTGGCGAGGTCGTCTAGCTCGCGGTAGGACTCATAAGCCTCCGCACTGGCGCGGTGCTTCTCGTAACCCTGCGTAAGCTCGCGCTCCATGCGCGCCACTTCGCCCCGGACGTTCTCAGGCACCGTGGCCCAAGCAGCCTTTGCATCGTCGGAGAACCGCTTGGGCGCGTCGCCAGCCGTGTAGCTCGGCTTAACCGGCTCCGCGTTCTGTTGCGGCTGTTCCTTCGGGGCGAACTTCCCGCCCTCACCACGGGGCTGCGCCGGCTTATCCGTCTCGACCGTTGCGGTCTTCGGTTCGGCCTTCACCTCTACGGGCTTGGCTGCTTCCGCCTTTTTCGCTTCCTGCTTTTCGCTGACCTTGGCGAAAGCCTTTTTCAGCGCCTCGTCCGGAGTCTTGGACACCTCGGACTTGACAGGCTCGCTCTTTACCTCTTCCGGCGCCTCCTGATTGATCTCAGGCCCGCCCGATTCAATCGGCGTTACCGTGTTCGCCGGGGCTTCCGAAATAGGAGCAAGATTAGCTGCAGGCGCAGCATCAGCCGCGCCCGTAAGAGCGTCCGTCATGGTCGTGTCCTGTCTGAGAGGGTGCTAGTAGGGCTTACGCCCGCTTCTGTTGCGGCCTTGCGCCGCTCTTGAATTGATCAAATGCCCGGTCAACAGCCGAGGCTATGGCCTTCTTATCCGGCGATGACCGTTTAAACGGCTTATGCCGCGCCGGATCGTTCCCGACCTCAATCATGCCAAGCCGCTTGTATTCCGCGCGGATAGCACTCTTGCTGGTGTAGACCTCACCGGAGGCCATGCTCTGCGTCTCCGGCATCTCATCGCTGAAGACGAGCGGACACGGCAGGCTGGAACGCTTGGGCGCTACTTTCGGCTTACGCACAATCTCGATTGGCTTGGACCAATCAATGAGCTTGTAGTTTTCCTTATAACTCATGCGTCCGCGCGTTCCGCCTGCTGTGCCTTGATCTCGACGCCGCGCTCGGTCGCCGCAATCCCCGCATTCGTGGATGCTATGGAATTGTCGGTTTGTGTATTGGTCTGTTCGATCTTGGCGTGCGTTGCCGCAACCGTCGCGTTTGTCTTGACCTTGACGCCCTCTATCTCAAGCTGGAGCTTTTGAATTTGAAGAGCACCAATATCCATTTCCTGAGCGTGTTTCTGCGCCTTCTGTTGCATCTCAAGACCAGCCGTCGCGCGCTTCGCATCAAGATCGGCCTGGCGGGCCTGCGATGCGTCTAGGGCTTCCTGCTCGCGGATGCGGCGGTCTAGCTCGTCGTTCTGCGCCTGAGACTGCGCATCAACCATCTGCTTCTGCGCGTCGGCCTGAGTTTTCATCGCCGCAGCCTGTGCGGATTGCGCCTCGCTCTGAGCCTTGACCTGCTCAGGATTCGGCGGCTTGGGCGCCTTGGCCAATTCCTTCATCTGCTCGGCAAACTCGTCAATCGAGCCTTCAAGCTCGCGCCCGGCGCGGAACTGGCTAGACACAAACTTCAGCGCGTCCGACATGAGCGGCGCGGCCTGCGGCACGGTCTGGATCAGCGGGAGAGCCTGATTCATGAACCCGCCCAGCGCCGTCATAAACTCGGTCGCGCGTTGCTTCTGTGCATCCTCATCCGGCGAGATGGTCGAATCCGTCTCAATGTCCAGCACGAAGGGGCGTAACCGCTGCTCACGCAGCAGAGACATCACCTTCTCAACAGTCGGCTGTTCCTTGGCCTTCTGGACCTTGGCGTCCGTCGCCTGCGAGAGTTGAGCAAGCGCCTGCTCGGCCGCTTGGGGATTCTGTTCTGCCTGCGCTCGCAATTCCGGGTTCTGAAGCGCTTGAGCCGCTTGGGCCTTCGCCTCCTCAATGATCTGCGTAACCTGCTGCGCTAGATCCGCCTCAGTCTTCAGGTCGTCAACCTGACTCATTTCCAGCAAGGTCTTTGGCGTGAAGTTCTCCGCCATGATCTCCGCTGCAATGCGGGTGATATCGCGTGAGAACCGGACGATCTCTGCCTGCCGATCGCGAATGCGGATCGAGCCATACTGGCTCTTGAGCTGTTGGGCCGTGGCCGTCTCGCTCGCCTCAGTCGAGCCGCGCATAATATCCGACAGGCCCGTGATCTCGTACACGTCCTGAATAAGCTCTTTGCGCAGCGCGATAAGCTGCGTCACCGTCTCCGCGATCATGTCTAGCGGCAGCCAGACGATCATATCCTTGAACGCGCCACCGCCGAAAGCAGCCCAATTGCTGATCGGGATCAGGACTTGGTTATTCTCAACCTTCTTGATCGCCGCCTCAACAGCGTCGCCAATCTCGCCAGCGCCAGCCGGATAGAAACCGCGCACCTTCAGTGCCTCGGTCAACGCCGAGAGCCGCGCCGTGATCTCGTTCAGTTCTTCCAATTGATCCTTATAAAACAGCACATCCGGCACGGGGATGAGCGAGCGGCGCTGTACCGTTGCATAAGCCGGGCGCGGACACGGATAGAAACCCTCAAGCGTCAGATGCGGCTTATCCTCATCCAGCACCTTATCAACGCCGGGCGTCACCCAGATAACCTTGCCCTCATCCTTGTGCCAGATTTCCCAAACGCCGGCCTTGTTCTCGCTTGTGGCCGCGCCGCGCGTCTTATCGTCCTTCTGGACCTGATATTCAGCGTCGAGATAGGCGTCACCGCTCGTTTCCTTAAAGCGGTCTTCCATCTCGTCCTTGGTCAACCATGCACGCTTTGCGACCCACGGGACCTCCTGCCAGTTGCGGGCAAGGCCGTGCAGGAAATCGCGGCGGTCGGTATGTTCAATGCAGACCTTCTCGCCGTACTTGGTGTCATAACGAAGCCACGCCTGACCCCGCGCCTGAATCACCATGTCATCGCGGACCAGCCGCATCACATGATCAATGTCGTTCTGCTCAAAGCAGACGATGGTGGAGCGTTCCAGAACCTCTGAGGCTTTACGCGGAACCGGCCGGCGATCACGGAAGCGCGGCATCACCACAGGGACAGGCGGCCGACTGTAAATCGATGGCTTCAGAACCTCGATATTCGCCCAGAACATCTGGAACTGGCGATCACGAACGGTCGCGGCCAGTTTCGACAAATCAGCATACAGCTTGTCGATATTGTCGGCCTTCTCCTGATAATCGCGAAACGCCTTTTCCGACTCCTCTATCGCATCAAGATATGGTTTGGACGAATTGGCAGGCTCGGACGAATAGTCGTCCTGCACGCCCTGGGTTTCGTCTTCAACCATCTTAAATCCTGATCCTGTTGCCGCTTACCGTTGGGATCGGCGGCGGAATGATCTTGCCCTTCGGGGCTATGCGCGGCTGCTCTGCAACCACTTCCGGCACATGCCGCCACGACAGCGCGAGGTAGCGGAATGCGTCGGCCAAATGGCTGGTCCAGTCGTGGACCTCGCTCGCCTTGAATGTCTTTTTCTCGTCGTCCCATTCGCGCCGGTATTGCTCCAGCGCAGATATGCCTACCTGCTCGCAACGCGGGTGAAACACCGCTGTCTTGAGCGTGGTGCGCGCCGCCTGAATGCCGTCGAGCTTGGATACGTTTGG